ATATCTTGTAATTATCATTACCTACATCATCTAAAGTGTCTGATATAATTAATGATTGTAACTTATCATATAAAGATGTACCTAAATACTGATGTATGTAAATGTCTTGTGCTATCTCAATAAAATGAATAATCTTGTCACTATCTACATTACCATTAATAATAGATTTCTTTTTTAGGTCAGCAACCGATATAAAAAGTGCTTTCATATTTAAACGTATTTAAGATTTGTTTTATTTTCTCTTTTTCCTGAAAGCCACCTCCACACAGTGGTTCTATTTATATTATATAAATCACAATAGTCGCTTAGATTTTCATAAAAAACTCCATTAGACTCATTCAATATAACTTTATTTCTATCTATCTTTTGTTGTTTTGAATTTACATATTCCTTACTTAAAGACCATATATATCCTCCTGCATACTCTCGTTTCTTTTTAAGGCATTTAGAGATGTTTTGACGATGAATACCTGTCAAGGCACTTGCCTTAGAGATACTTGAATATTTTTTAATAAAATCACCATTTAAACTATACTGATAAACTTCTTTATTGTTGTAGTGAACACCACCACCTTCTCCTCCTACGGTTTTATTTACTAAGTTACTCAAACCTATTTCTGATATCAAAGACTTCTCTAATTCAAAGGCTTCTTTCTTACTTAATCCACTTTTAAATATATCAACAACATATCCTTTTTCTACTTCTTCAATCCATTCAGCACTTCTACTTTTTTTACAATAAGCCCTTTTCAAATCTCCCATCCCAACATAAAATATAGAGTTATCGTCTTTTCTTCTATGTAAATACACAACCTTACTCATTCTTATTACTTTTAAATATTCTACTTAATAAACCACCTCTGTTCGGCATATCTATTGGTCGTATTGGCATCTCATTAGGGTTGTTTGGTTCGCTTAATCCTTTCTCGTAAGCATCATCAGCATTAACCTTTCTACCACTCTTTTTTCTATACACTTGTAATTCCCAATAATGATGACAGTTCTTACCACCTTTAAACTTTAGTAAACTATAGTTTCTTCCTTTATGACCTAACTCTTTGTTTACACCTCTAAAAGACATCATATTAATATCCTCTTTTCTAAACACAACTTTATTAGCTGTTAACCCTTCCATTTTTGTACAAAAACTCCTACTCTTACTGCTGTTACGTACAGGCATATAAGCATAGCGAATTTTATAGACTTCATTATCTTCTTTACTCTTACCATCTTTATACTTGATTTCAGCCATTTTTAGCTCTTCTTTCTCGTCTTTGTATACTTCACTATAGACCATCTCCCAATCATCGCTTAAAACCTCTCCTAAGCCTTCTAATTGGTCTATTAAGTTTTCACCTTCTTCATCAGAGAAATCTTCCTGTTCTTTATCAGATGATAATTTCTCTCCTGTTTCTTCTTCTCTACGTATATTTGTAGCTATATTTTCAGATGCAGTAAACTCTATAGGTTGTAATGTTATAAAGTATAAATCTTGATGAATATTGTTGAAAGATAATATCTCTTTAAGTCCGTTAAGGATTTCATCTTGTCTTGGTCTTATAACTACCTTATCCATTAATACAGATGCTGTTCTTAATTCTTCTGCATTGTTACCAAAACCTGTATTATCTTTAATACCTAATAATATAGGTGATACAATCTTATGACCTAACATTATCTTCTCTCTTGCTTCATCAGATAAGAATTGATATTGTGCGTGTGCATCTGGTAAATGTATAGGCTCTATAGTAGCTTGACTTTCTTTATCATCATTAAAAGCAATCATAGCTTTACCACTATTAGATGTACCACTAAACTTATCGTTAATCTTATTCTCTATTAACTGTTGAGTTTGGTCATCTGGTACACCATTATTAAAGTTGATAAATAAACTTGGTGCTAAACCATTCTGTATATTGCTAATATGATATTCACTAACCTCTCCTTCTAATTCAGCATACTGTAAACAAGAGTGATACTCTGTAGGTGCATAGTAATAGAATTTAGGTTTGTAAGGTTTGAATATATATAATTCATTTAATTCTTTAGCACTACCAAACCCAAATGAAGGTATTAGTTTTGTTTTGTCTCCTTTCTTTTTATTACTCCAATTAGGATGATAGTGCCATTTTTTTATAATGCCTTCTTGTGCTTTGTTTGCTCTTAATGTTTCCATTGGAAAGTGAGAAACTTTTAGTATCTTAGTTTTACCTGTATTGTATGTTATCTGTAAAGCACCTTGACCTAATAAGTAATAATCCTTAATTAGCTTCTTAATTTCAGCAGGTTTAAGTAAGGACTTCATCTTTACATATTGTTCTGGAAAGTCATCAGAATTTAAAGATTCTAACCCTTTACCAAAAATCATATCAGATATACCATTAATACAGGTAGCATTAGTAGGACTGTTTAGGTATAAATCACACACTCTATCAAAGTAATCATTATCTTCACCAAAGCAAACATAATCATCGTTATATTCTTCTTTAATTACTGGTGTCTGATAAGATGATAGACTTAAAAATCTAACATTGTTTTTAAACTCTTTTTTATCGCTCATATTATATCACGTAAGTATTATCGTCTACAACCTCTGTATATTTGTTTTGAGATTGCTTATGTTTTGTTGTAAAGTCTGTTTGAGATGTAACATAAAGTTTATCTCTATAAAATAAACTACCACCTTTAGTTAATGTTATAGAATACCCAAAACCTTCCTCTAATATTGTAGATGAAAATGGAACTTTAAAGTAGTTACTTACTTCAGTTACATTTAAGTTATTTAGAGTTTCAGTTATATTTTGTCCATCTTTTCTTATAACCATAGTAACATCATTATAAACTGCAAGAATAGGTGAAGCACAAGAAGAACTTTCTACAGTTCCATTCTCACTTTTAACCCTTCTCTCAAAGTCCAAATTAGAAAGGTCTAAACCTTCTCTTGGAATAATAAGTATTTCTTGTTCAGATGTAATAGGTTGTACTATTTTCATTTTTTTAAACTATCTAATGATATAACGAAATATAAATTTTTTAGTTCGTCTTAAAAAGAAAAACCCCTGTAAATCAATACAAGGGCTAATCAAATTGGAAGTAAAAGAAATCTTTATGCACCAGGCACAACAGTAAAACCAACTGCTGCTAATGTGTCTGCTAAGAAGTTAGCAGGTATTTTTTCCATTCCTGTAAACGTTAAAGTGTATCCGTTAAATTCTCCCATACCACTACCAGTAGCAATAGAGCCTCCTGTAACGTCCATTCCGTACTCTAATCCTGCTAAAAGCAAGTTTCCGTTATTGTCTTCAATGATAACGTGAGGATGTCCATAAGACAACATCTTAATTGTCTGGTGGTCTTCTTTACTTAATTGTGGTAATTGTAACTCTAATACTTGTTCAAAGTATGTTGTTCCGTTTTCTCTACTTGATGTAGGTGTTTCTGTGTAAGAAGATGCACCTCTTACTTCAAATTCGTAAGCAGATGGTGTTCCTGTAACAGTAGCAATTGCATCGGTATCTGTTGCGTCATACGTAACATCACCTAAATCACCATTGTTTACAAAATACACTTTGTTAATACCACCTACTTTGTCTTTACAAGGTTCTAATCTACCTCTTGATATATCACACGCCAAAATATTTATGTTTTATTTGTTAATCTACCTTTTTTAATTAATTTATAGTCTTCAAAGTGTTTCGGTAGAATTTGAAACTCTTTCTGACTGCAAATAATTAAAGGGAGAAATTAATCTCCCTTTATTATTAATTATTAATCTTAGTTAGCACTATTTACAATTCCGTAAGTTACGATATCCTCTGCAACGCCATACTGAACGCCTGCTAAAAATCTCATTATTACTCTAACATTCTTAGAACCATCTAAGTCAGCCATATCTAATAATCTCACTTCATTCCAATCAGAAGCGATAGAAGTACCAAACCATAAGTTAGACTTTTCAGCTAAAATCATAGTGTTAGCAGGTAATCCATTTGCCATAAATACATTTACACCTGCAAAC